GGGAGTTGGTAAATGGTGTTCACGGAAGCACCCCTCTCAGCGGCACCCCGATCGTGTTCTGCTCGACGCCGAGGCCCTTCTGGATCGCCTTCGTGGTCTCGTCGGCGATCTTGTCGATCTGGGCGTTGCCGCCGTTGATCTTCGGTGCTCCGTTGGGCGGGTCGAGGAATTTCGCGATGTTCACGGTCTGCGGCTGAACGATGATGAGTTGCGAGAGACCTATCGTGAAGACGAGCGCGTTGCTCGAGGCGGATTCCCTCGGGACGGTGATGGAGTTGATGAACATGTTCTGGTAGAGGTTCAAGGTCGTGAGCACGTTGAAATTCTGCCGATTGGACTGGAGCTGGAGAACTTGCGCGTAGGCGACGAGAGACGGCTTGTTCGAGCCGAGAAGCGCGGAGGAAAGCCCGTAGGCGGCCGACGCCGCGACGATTCCGACCGGCGGAAGGATCGCCGCCCCAGCGACCGAGATCAACTCGTTCACGAGCGAGATCGGCGCATCAGAAATGATCCCGTCGATCTGCAATTCGAACGGCCGAAGAATGATATGGTCCGAGACCGTCGTTCCGTCTTCGACTTCGAATTTCGTGGGAGGAGATTCGCGCTTGTGCATTTCCTTCACGGACGCGTCGAGCGTGATGACGACGTTGCCGCCCTGGATCGTCTGGCCGACGACGGTTCCGTTCCTCGTGACACCGCCGACCGCAGTGCCGCCGACGATGAACTGAACTTTACGTTGGAGTCCTAGTCCCTGCTCGATCAGCCCCATTCTACTGTCCTACCGTCGTCGAGAGACCTCTCTGGGTCTCGCGAAGCATTCTCTTGTGGTGGTCGTCGATTTTTTCCCCGATCAAATCCGCTATCTCCTTCCCGCTCGCTCCCGAAGCGGCGTGGACCTCGATGTGAGTGACGGGGGAGTAGTTGACCGAATTGGACGAGGCGCCCGAGATCCCGCCGAAGCTCGCGGCCGCAGCGGCATTTCCGAAATCTTGTAAGCCTTGGGACGGGTTGACCCCGCCGAGAATTCCCGTGCCCGCCGAGAACGTGAACGACGTCACCGACGCCAGGAGCCCAATGAATTTCTCCATCAGGTTCACGGAATTCGTGAATATGTCCTCGATGAGCTTGACCTCGTTCTTGATCGACTCGAATCCCTCGAGCCACTTGAAAATCTGTCCGGTCCAGGTCTTCCCCCCGGTCGCGAGCGCGTAGAGATCGTGGACGACGACGATGACCTCGCTGATGAGCCCGATGAGGAGCGTGATCGGGGAGGTCATGACGGCGATCGCGACGGTGACGGTCTTGATGACGGCGGCGAGGGCGGCGAGGATCCCGATCGCCGATGCGACGACCTCGATCACCGTGAGCACTCCATCCTTCGTGAGGTGGAGATGGTCGATGAGATATCTGAAATCGATGAGAAGGCCCTTGATGAATCCCCAGAGAAATCCCAGCACCCTCGCCAGTCCGGCGAAGACGTCGTCCATTCCGAGGGAGATGAATTCCCTTCCCCCGGCCGCGAACGCGAGGACGTCGTCGATGATGACGGTGAAAATGGGCGCGAATTTCGAGGCGATCGTCGCGAAGAGGGCTTCGATGACGGAGCCGATCTTGACGAAGGCGTGCTCGAGCTTGACGAGGGAGGCGATGTCCCGATCCGAGATGACGGCTCCGAGTTTCGAGAGCTCGTCCCCGGTCGCCTTGATCGAACTCGACCCTTGCGAAAGAAAGTTCACCATCTGCTTCGAGCCGCGGCCCATGAGCTGCATGGCGGCGGCGGATTTCTGGATCGGGTCGTTGATGTTCTTGAACCGATCGGCGATGGCGAGGAGGGCTTCGTCGGCGTTCCCGAAATTTCGGACCTGCTCGCCGCTGATCCCTATCCTTCGGAACGATTCGGCGGCCTGGGAGCTTCCGATCCTCGCCTCGTAGAGCGCGCGCGAGAGTCGAAACATCGACATCTGCATTTCCTCGCTCGAGATATTGTTGAGCTTTCCGGCGACGGCGAGCTTCTGGAACTGCTCGGCGGTGAGGCCGGCGTTGTCGGCGGCGATCGATATTCCCTGAGCGAGGCCCGTGAATTTTTCGGCGAGATTGAAGAGTCCTTTCAAGACTTCGTAGCCGATGACGGCGTCGATTCGGTTCTTGATGCCCTCGAGTTGCTGGTCGGCGCCTCGAAGCTTGTCGGTGCCTTCGACTTGAAAACCCAATTTGGCTACCATTTCGCGGACGGTCATTTTCGAGCCCTCTCCATCATCTTACCCTCGATTTCCGACTTCACGTCGAGTGCTTCGTGGGCGTCGACGAGGTCGTCAAGGGACCATAAATTCTGTACGTGGGTCAGCGTGTCCAGCCCCGCGATCACGGGACGCCAGATCACCCAGTCTACCGTGCCTGGATCGACTGAAACGGGGTCGTTGCGCTGGGCGAGGCTCGGTCGCCTTCGCCTTCTGAAAAATTTCCGTACTGCACCTCCAGGGCAGCCCACAAAACCTTCGGCAGATGCGAGAGGAGCTTTCCCTGAAAATGGGTGTCGAAGACGATGCGCTTGCCGTTGCAGTGCGCGTGCCTTGCGGTGAGCTCCTCGACGATGTAAATGACCTCGTCCTCGTTGAGACGCTCGATGAGGGCCTTGACGGCGCTCGGAAGGACCACATCCCAAGGGATCTCCTTGTCGAGGATGTCCTTGACCTTGAAGTCCTTGCCGGTGACCCCTTTGAGGGTGTTGCCGAGGAGGACGGAGAGAGGTTCCCCGACGATCTTCGCGAGCCTCGAAAGGAGGGCGAGACCTTGCTTCGCCCCGAATTGCTGGAACTCGTAGAGTTGTCCGTCGACTCGTCTCTCGATCAGGCCTGCCGCCATTAATTGCCTCCGATGAACATTTCTAGACTATCCGTCTCGAGAACCCAAGTCCTCGTCATGGCTTCCTTCGAAAATTCTGCGTTCGGGTACTTCTGGAGCCAGGCGGTCTGGGCCGCGCAGACGGTTCGTCCGCTCGGATCCTTCACGAGGGCCTCGCCCGTTCCTGAATTCGTCAACTCGTCCGCCGCGGCGATCGCCGAGAGGTCGTCGTTCGACTGGGAGGATTGCATCAGGATGATCGAGATCTTGCCGGATTTATTGTTCGACTTTACTCTCGTTCCCTCGCCGTCGACGCCGATCTTCAGGTTGAACATCTGCTCGTTGCGCTCGACGGTGATGAAGGTGCCGTCGGCGAATCCGGAAATGATCTTCCCGGAAAAAATCATCGAGAACTGTTTGGGGTCAAATGTGAGAACAGCCATTTCTATCTCCTCCTATTAAACCGTGACTACGCCGTTGATCTGGACAAAATGAAGGGCTCCCGCGAGCCGGCACGAAAATTTCACGTCCGGAAGGAGTCTCTCCGCCCGATCGTTCACCGGCACGTCCAGCACCAAAGGTGCCGTCACCGTGAATGGGCTCGCCCCGTCGATCAGATCGTTCTTGATTCCCTCGAGGAGGGCGGCTCTCACCGCAGCCTCGATCACCGAGACACCTTGGTCCGTGTAGGGAACTTTCGGGAGGTTGACGAGGTTCGAGAAGACGTTCGTCTGGAGCGTCGACTCGAGCCAATCGATCCCGATCGTCTGGTCGATGAACTGTCCGCCGGCCATCGTGCCCTCTTCCGTGATGTTCACGCCTCCGACCGTCTCGTAGATGTTGACGTTCTTCCCGGGCACTCCAGGAACGCCGATGCAGTAAGTCCTGGCCGTGTCGGTGAAGGTGTCGGGAGAGATCCCGACGAGTTGCTTGAATTTCCACGTCACCGAACCCGGAACCGTCGGAAGCAATCCCCCGACCCACGCGGCGTCCATCCCGAGCGAGGCTTGGGTGGCCGAGTACATGAGGGCGGAGCGTTTGTAGCCGAAACCTTTCAATTGGGACGCGAGGTCCACGCCGGAATTCGTCGGAATCGCGGCGTCGCTCGAGGCGACGACCATGATCTTCTTCACGGTCTCGATGAAGGCGGCAGCGGCGAGTATGTCGGCGTCCGAATTGTCCGTCAGCACCAACCCGTACCAAAGGTTGTTCTGGTTGATGATGTTCTGAAGGTCGGTCGCCATCGCGCCACCGGTCCTCTTGCCGATGCCGACGAGCTCCGGAGAGAGCGCCTGGCTAAAGGCTTTTTGCGCATAAATGTACTCCGGATCCGACGTCAAGAAACCATCGGTGAGCATTCCCGCTGTAGATGAGTAATAGCGAATATAGTCGCTGCCTATGCGGTTGCTCGTACCGATGATTAACGGAATGCCGAAGCCTGCCTGAGGCACGGCTTGGGTTTGTTGCGAAATCTGCACCTGAACGATTTGGTCTATGGCTGCCATTTGATTCCCCCTAACTCTTTGTCACGGTGAAGTCGTCGACGATTTCGTCGCCGCTGTCCGTGGTAATTCTTCCTTCGATCTCGACGGTGTCGATCTCGCCGAGGTCCTCCGAGACGTTCGCGGCAATGCCGAACTGCACGTCCATCTGGGCCCTCGCTTCATAACCAGTATTAAGTAATTGGGTGAAGTCTGCAACAGTCCCTATCACCCAAACAGCGATCCCCTTCTTCCTCAAGATCTCCTGGATCGAGAGTGTTTCGAAGGAGCTTTGCAGCAATCCCATGTAGTTGTAGGCGTCCTCCTGCTCCACGGCGTAGCTATGGAAGCTGACGGTCATGCGTCTCTGGCCGCCGCGATTGAACTTCGTGCCGGTCGAGTACCTCGAGTCGTCGTCGCCGGTCTTGTAGGCGGGGACGATGATCTTGAAACTCATGTAGGGTTTCGCCGGGCGAGGTGCGCCCTGGAGCGTGGGCTCCTCGAGGATCGTCTCGAGTCCCGTCGCCGTCTTCACGGCGTCGTAGAGCGCCTTGCGGATGACGTGAAAATTGAGCGAATAATTGTCAAGGGGTCGCGGCATATCCAACATCCACTCGCATCATGCGAAATTTAGAGTATGAACCCCAGTTCTCAACACTTTGAACCTGAAAATTGACCTGCGCCCGGACGACGATGTCGTTGAGGGCGGGGACCTTCTCGTTCTGCTCCGTGAAGACCCAATACTGCTCCCTGTAGCGGTCGGCCTCGGGCACCATGAGGAGATCTCGACCGTTCATCGGCTGAACGTTGGCGACGAGCTCGTAGGGCTCGAAATTTTTCTGAACGAACTTCCCGTCCTTCACGAAGGTGCGGTCGACTCGGTGAACGAGGAGGACCTCGTCGAGGTTGATGATGTCGACGGGGGCCTGGAGGTCAATCATTCACATGCCTCCTGAAGGTGATCGATCGAAGCATGAGCTTCGTGTCCATGAGTGTCTGGGGCTCATGTCCGTCTCGGATTTTCTTGCTCGTAACTTTCGCGACGTTCGGCGGGGGGACGTTGCTCTTGATCTTGTTCTGGATGAGTTGCTGGACGCGGAAGCCTAAAGCGTCGAGGGCGTCCTCGATCGGAAGGCCGTCCATGATTTTTCCGACGAGCTCGACCCGCCACCCGTTGATCTTCTCGGTGTTCTCGTCGAGGGCGGACCGGATGAACGATCTCTCGGGAATATGATTCTTCGGCACCCCGAACTCGTTCCAAAGCGCCACCTTCCACACCTCCACCCCACTCTCGTACTGGCCGGCGCCTTCGTGGACCCCGACGGTGACGTAGGGGCCGGAGGCCTTGCGGTTTTTTCGGACGAATTCGTCGTACGCCTTGTTCCTCTTGTCGGTGAATTGACCCTGGATCTTGATCATGACCAGAACCACAGCCAACTGTCGTAGGCGTTCGTGACCCAGGGCGAGATGAGCCGGTTCTCCATCATGTGCTTGCTGAAGTCTGGCGGCACGAGGGTCGAGTTTTGGTTGTTGGTGAGTTTGTCGGTCTTCGAGATCCCGCCGGCGTAGACTTGGCAGTCCTCCGTCGAGAGACGTTTGATGAGGTCCTGCTTGAGGTCTCGGAACGCCTTCGAGCGCTGCGAGTACATCATCTTCACCTGACCGACGGTCTGGTCGACCATCCTCGTCGATTTCGACATGATCGCCTCGCAACAGCGGATAGCCGCGTTCAGAGGACTTTGGTTGTACATGTCGAGGAAGTAGGCGATCTCCTCATCCTGGAGGAGTTGTTGCCGGGGTTCGTTGTCCGTATCGCCGATGAGGAAGCGCACGGCGTCCTTCGCGGAAGATGAGGGATTGCCTGTGTAGCTGAAACCCAATTGAAATCCCTTCGCGTCGTTCCTCCTCGAGAGGCGACCGAATTCGGGGTCATGCCGACATCAACGACGGCACGACCCCTTTTCTTCGGTCTTAATTATGAATGCAGCCCGGTCATGTAGCAGCCGAGATCCGCGCCGACTTGCTTCATGTCGAAGGCCATTTCGCCCTCGATGCGGTCGGATTTGATCTGCTCCATGCGGAAGCTCATGATTCGGTTGCCCTGCGCACCTGCACCGAACAATCCCTGCCACGAGAAGATATATCCTCCGGAGGGTTGCAAGATGGAAGGGGCGGGGTTCGAATACACGAGAAGTCCGGCGTTTGAAAGCAGGTAACTCATGCTGTTCGACTGACCTTCGGGATTCGCATCCTGAACGGCGGCGGCGACGAGGAATCTCTCGACTCCAAAAAGGGAGGCGAGGAGGTCTTCGGCGACGATACCGCGCTGGGTGTACTTGATACGATCGAGGACGGCCGGGTTGTTCCTCAGCACGAAGTACACGTCGGTGGAGACCACCAAGGTGTTCGGCAGGAAGCCCGTCTGGCTCTTGATCGATTGCTTCAGGTTGTCGACGTCCTGCATGGGATTCGACGAGGCGTTGTCCCAGAGGACCGACGGCGTGAAGTCCGCGTGCCCGGTCCAAATACCTGACTTCAGGTAGTTGTACATGAACTCCTTCTCCCGTCGAAGCAGCATCTGCTGAGTGACGAAGAGAGTGGCGTCTCGATCGAGGTCGAGAGGCTGGTCGGCATTCGCTCGAGTCTGATCGTCCACGTCTTTGTGAACGGCCCACACTTTGGCGAAGTAGCTTCCCGACGCCGACACGTGGAATCCTGATCCCGCCGACTCGGAGCTGGGTGCGCGCACCTGAGCCTGAGTCTGGAACCAGAACTTCTTGTCGTACTGGAAGTACAGATCCGATTGTTTCATGACGGGGACGATCGGAAAGACCTTGTCCGCGATGAAATCTTCTGCCCGTTGAATGTATGCAGTCGAGATGTTCGTGAGCGGGCGATTTACGTGGACATCTGACCTTGTTGGTTGTGGCATCTTTCAATCCCCCTTATTAAATCTTGTATGGTCCGACGAGCAGGACGGTTGCGATGTCGCCCGAGCTCGCTGATTCGAGAGCTCTCGCGAGGACGTAATTTCCTGACGTTGCCGGAATTAGTGTTTTGACCGCGGACACCATCAGCTCCTGGCCGAGGGTCGCGCCGCCCACCCCGATCTTGGCTTTGCTGACGCCGAGGATCATGACCTCGCCCGCCTCGCCTTGAGAGGGATTGTTTTGGACGATTCCGAGAGCCTTCGCTCCCGCGCCCGATACGTCTCCGAGAGCCGCGCCGCCCGTGCCGGTTCCTTCGACGGAACCGGAGGCCGCAACGATCTCCACCGGAGCAAATTGCCACGTGGCCTCCGTCGACATATCAACGTTCGCCGGAAGCACTCCTAAATAAAAACTGGGTATTTCGTATGCCATGATTAGATCCCGTCCTTTCGATTCGCCTTGAACTCAGCGTACATGCGCTGACCTTCGGGTGAACTGATGTAGTCGGTGTAGGCTTGTTCGCGAGAGGTCTTGTGTCCCGATTTCTGGACGATTTCCGAGACCTTCGCCTCGATCTTCGCGTCGAAATCGCTCCCGTTGTTCGGCAGAGACGATCCGACTTCCGAGAAAATTCCCTTCGAGATCGCGTCCTTCTCCGCGTCCAGCCCGCTCAACTGCTTCTCGATCGTCTCGCGAAGCTTCGGGTTGGTGGCGTCGAGCGCCATCAGTTGGTCGACGAGTTCCTCGCGATTTCCGGTGAAGTGCTTGAACGTGGCCGCTTTCGCGACGAATTCCTTGCGCTTGGCGGATTTTTCGAGTTCCTCGACCTTGGTTTGAAGTTCCGAGTTTTTCTTCACGAGCTCCTTGTGGCTCTTGAAGATCATCTCGATGCCTGGGCGCACCTTTTCCGGGACCGCCGTCAGATCGAGAGTATCAGACTTGCTGACTTTACCCACTTTCTCCTCCTCGACGGGTTTCCCGTCTTTGTGTTTCATTAGTTCCTTTTCATCGGGATACATTCTGTATCCTAATTTCTTTACAAATCCGTCGACCGCCTTCTTGTACGCGGCCATGCCGGCCTTGTGGGCGACGATCTTCTCCGGAGACATGCTCGAATAGCCCTTCTCCATTTCGTCCTCGTCGTCCTCTTCCTCGTCGACGTCGTCGTCTTCGAGATCGCTTCCGCTCTTGCCGAGTCCGGAAGCTTTGTATTCGTCCTCGCCGGCTTCAGCCTTATTGTCGTCGGCGAGACCGGAGGCCGATTGCTCGTCCTTGCCGGAGTCTCCTTCGATTTTCTGCGTGATGCCGGAGAGCTCTTCGTCCTTCATGACCTTCATAGCTTCTCCTTTGCCCCCGGCGAATGCCTTGCCGAGATAATCCATCATTTCCTTTTCGGAGCCCTCGTCGGCCTCCTCGTCCATAAACTGATTGAACGCGGTCTCGAGCGCGTCGATGTTCGCCTTGTCGTGCTCGGCCTCCTTCGGCGTCGGCGCGTTCTCCATTTCGAGGGAGTCGTCGGCGCGTTGGTTCGATTCGAGCGGCGTGTCGATGCCGGCCGTGCCTTCGAGGGGCATGCCGGGATTCTCCGGACCGCCTCCGATGCCGATCGCGTTGGCGACCTGGCTGAGGTGGTCGGCGTTGATCTCGTCCTTGTGAGGGGCGAGAATCCTAGCCGAGGCCTTGAGAGCGAGTTTCGCTTTCTCGCTCAAAGACTCTTCCTTCTCCACGTCGGGCTTGAGGCTCGGGTATTTCCTGTAAACTGCGCTCTGAACTTGCTTCTTCTCGTCCGGCGTGCCGTGCTGCGAGACTCTCGCGAGAGCGTTGCGGGCGTGGCTGATGTCGTGGATCGGATATTTTCTCTCCGAAGGAATAGCGAAATTTCCTTCGGCGATGTGCTTGCGACCTTCGGTCGTGAGCTCGTCCTTCTCTACGGTTTCTTTCATGGCTGCTCCTGCGGATTTGAAAATCATAAACTTCTTCTTGTTCGCGCCCTTCGGCACGAGACTTACTTCGGAGACGTCTAGATCGTGAAGTTTCCTCATGGTCCCTCTCCTAGAGATTCTGACAGCGGCCCCCATGCCTTGCAAGTGTCACTGGCGACTTAAATCGCATTTATGACGTCCTCATTCCGAGGCCCCCGACCGAGAATCCCTGGTACTCGCCGTCGACGACCTTCTTCCACTCTTTCGGGTCCTTGATCTTCACGCCGAGAATCCAAGATCCCTTCTTAATGGATTGCGGCCCGTAGGGTCCATCGTCTTGTTCGAAATCGATCGGGGCGATGTAGCTCTCGACGGGACAAGCCTGCTCGAGATGGCTCGAGTGCTCCTTGCCGATCACGCGGGAATTCTCCATGTAAGCGTGGGCGGCCTTCTCGATCTCGTCCGCCGGCATCCAATCCTCCTGAGAGTCGACTTCGTCCGGCGCGAGCACGACGCCGTAGACGATCTGCTTCGCGCGGTCGATCTTCGCGATGGGAATGCTCTTTCGAACCTTCGCTAGCGCGCCCTGAGATGGATAGCCGTGCACTCGATTCCCCCTACCTGAACTTGTGGCATCAGAATAATAATAACCGAGAGCGTCCATCGCGAGAAGCGCGTCAGACGGAAGTTGGTCGTACTGGCTGATGCCGATGCGGGGCTCCGCGTCCTGGGCCGTCGCGGCGTCCGGTCGCGCGATCCTCGTGAACTGCTGTCGGAAGATCGGGTTCATGCCCTCGAATTTTCCGTCCGCCTTCTCGAGCTCGTGCTGGTTGTCCTCGTAGTGAGTCATCACGAGCCACTCCGGATAGTTGAAGAGCTCGTTCGGCCCCTCGTAGTAAAATTGTCCCCCCGGCATGAGCACGCGCTGGATCTCGGAAAGAAGCGGCTTCGGATCCTTCGAAAGCTCGTCCATGCAGTGGAGCGAGTTCGCCATGTTCACCCTCGAGGCGCACTCGTCCGGGAACGGGATGCCGAGGTGAAGGTCGTGGACGACGGTCGCCGGGTCGTGGGGATAGAGGTCGATGCCGATGTGGCCGGGCTCGCGGGTGTTCCCGTTGCCGAGGTCGATCTGGATCCCCTTCGGGAAATTCTCGTCCTTCTGGAGCACGTCCTCGGTGCGATCCTCGGAGGCGTGCCTCTTTCGATAGAAGTCGGGATCCTCGGAGAGGTTCTCGACCGCCGAGAGGAAGGCGTCGTCGTCGTTCGTCGTGTGATGGGAGAGTTCGTAGTCCATGCCGTCGACGATCTCCTGCATGTCGCGGACGTCGGCGACGTCGTTCAGGGTCCGAATGGGCTGGTCGGGATTCTCTCCGGCGCTCCACTCGTCCTCGACGCCTCGATCGGAGCCCAAGGCCTTCGCCGTCGTGTCGAAATAAACCGATTTCTTCTTCCTCTCGCTTCCGAGAGGCGCGTTGACGTGGACGTCGGAACTCGACGGCTGCTGTTTTCCGAGCAGGTGCTTCATCTTACCGTCCGCGTAGACGGCGACGATCGATCCCGGATCATCCCCCTTCGACATCATCGTTTTTTCGTCGATGTGAAAATCGTCGGGATAGCCGGCCTTGGCCCAGGCTTCGAGCGCCTTCATATTCCGATAATGGGTGACGAGGAGGGAGGGTCCTCCTGGATCCTTCATGTGCTTACGGAGGTCGGAAAGGAATCGAACTCGGAAATGGCCGAAGGGTTCTCCCCCCGGGGCCGGTTCGTTCTCGTTCTCGATGAGTCGGTTCATCTCCGGAAGGACGGACTTCGTCAACTCCCCTTGCAAATTGCCGAGGTTCCAAGGGCGAAGCGCCCGGTCGCGGTCGACGAGGAGGCCGAGCTTGTCCCCGATGACGTGGGCGGTTTTTTCCGCCCGCCTCAAGTCGGAGGAGTAAATTTTTTTGACGTTTTTTCCGACGAGAGCTCGGGCGGCCTTTTCGGCGTCCTCGACTCCGGAATCGTTCAACGGGATGTCCTGCCATCCTCGAATGCGATCGTCGGAATCGTTCCCGTTCAAATCCGTGTGACCGTGTCGGACGAGGTAGACGACCGGCTCGTCGTC